ACAGCCCCCACAGGCTCCACGACCACCGGTCCCGCGACCACCGGTCCCACAAAGACCCGTGAAACTCGAACCACGCGCAAATTTAATGATGGCGCTAAAGGCCAATCTCGAAAGGCGCGGTATCAAACAAAAGTTAAACCAAATTTCGTAGTTATAACTTTCTTAGCGCCCTCAATTTCAGGGTGACTCCATAAGAGCCATCTCGACCAGAACCCCGCGGTATAAAAACCTGATGTAGTCCAGTTTTCTTTATCGCTTCGAGAAACATCGAGCATATTTTTATGAATACGTTTGATATCCGTTTGTTTTTTTAGCGTAAAAGGAACCGAACCTCCGTGTCGTGATACGTATAAACGCATACGTTCGGGGTTTTTATGTTTCGTATAATCCGAGTACCCCTTGGCACCAAAATCGACCGTTTTCCCATTTTCAAAGGTAACACTAAACTTTTTATTAAATCGTGAACTTTTTTTTAATTTGACACGCATATATATTTATTAGACATATTTATTTTGTAATCTCGCGAGTGTATAGTGATGGTACAAGTGAATTGCCCCGATTGCTACTGGTATATAGATGATTGGGTTAAACCTCGCATTTTTATTAAGAAGAATCATAATCAATGGTACGAGCGTAACAATAGTTGGTAAAGCAAATAGACCTATTTGAGCGTCTGATAAACCGAGAAATCGTTTATCCAATGTATTAATTTTATCTAACAATAGTTGGTAAAGCAAATAAACCTATTTGAGCGTCTGATAGACCGAGAAACCTTTTATCCAATGTATTAATTTTATCGTTTTGTTCCGGTGCGTAAGATTCCTTTCCTTTATAACCTGGCATTTATTATAGTAACAGAAAAAAATGTGGATTTTCATGATACCAATTATGTTACTCTTACAAGATTATTTCAAAAACCCGATCGATCGACTTTATTTTCAAAGACCGTTACGTCCACTGGTTGGTATACGAAATTCGCTGATCGATTTATTTTTTTATAAACCACACTATTCAGTTAACGATTTTAGTGGGCTTTGGCGAATACAAAAACACTTTTTTGATATAAAAAATGAATACGATACAGTATATAAAAATGCAAAGAAATATCATTTTCACGACATCGACCCGTGGTTCGCATATAACGAGACGTATTATTACCATAAAATAAGTGATTTTCCAAAAACGGACGCATTTTTAAAATCAATTCCGTGTATCGATCGTGCCATGATTGCAGTCATGGAAGGACCTATATCTATACCGGCACACCGCGCCGAAAGTAATTTACAGTTACGGTACCATTTAACACTCGAAGGGACGAGTAATCTTGATACAGAGTTTGAGTTTCATAAACACGAACCGGGTGAATATATACTGTTTGATCATGCGAGATACCATAGTGTCGAAAAAATAGATTCGGGTAAACGCGTCGTTCTCATTTTAGATATTAATCGGTTTTATACATTTCCATATACAAAATAATTCTATCTTCACTCGACTGATTTTCTGCCCAGTGTGGTTTTCGTGCATTCATAATTATATGTTTGCCATTTTCTTCTGTTATATCACCCATTTCGGCGTGGTGTAAAATACACTTTTCGGGACACTTTATACCTAAATGATATGTAAATAAATATTCATCACCTATGAAATCAACGTGTTCTTTGAGCGTCACGCCCCCTTTCATGAGTGAAAACCCGGCAACGTGTATACCGTCAATTTTTGATAAGAGTTTATATGTTTCGGGACATAAATTACAATTACTTGTAATGAAATTACCACCCCATATAAGTGGCCAACTTATCCACGATTCCTGTACATGGTCTTGCCCACCTTTAAGCCAACCATATTTTCCCTCCGAATAAAGAGATACAACCTTTTTTAGATATTCGGAACCGACCCATTCACCTTCTTTACGCGGTTCGTCGCGTATATACACTTTAGGTAACGTGTCTACTTCTTTTTGTAATATATGTACGTGATTTTTCAATTCTTTTAAATGCATCCCTATAAATGTTTTCGACATACAGCTTTATACATGTTATGATCCCCGACAAGTTCGAGTTCGTCGTTTTGAACGATACGTTTCGTAAATGGACCGTGTGTTCCGTCCATACACTCCATACACATCGCCGATATTTTAAACACTTTATCGGCGAGAGGGACACAATCTATGAGTTCGCCAAACTTTCTCTGTTTATAATCCCCATCGAGTCCCGCGAGTAAAATAGTTTTACCCGAGTCGAGAACCTTTTCGACAAACTGTTTAAGTCCCGTAAAAAACTGAGCTTCGTCGATGGCTATAACATCGACGTCTGAAAAATCAACATCGTCGAGTACATCTGTCTTTATACACTCGAAACGGGCGTTATCGTGTGTGCGTAAAACATCCTCGGAGGCACGCGTATCCTTTTTTGAATTTAT